GTACTGGATTCAAATCTCTACTTCTAGAAAAGGAAATGGGATCTGAGTTTATTTCTTTCAAACCATGGTTGGATAACGATAGGGCTATTGCAACTCATCTATCATATAAAGATAAAACTAAAGAGATTCGTAATGTTACTAATTGCACAGCATTAAACAGTGGATGGTCATGGAATATTCCTCTGTGGAATCGCATGGGATCTGGATATGTTTACTCTAGTGATTTTATCAGTGATGATGATGCAGAAAAAGAGTTCAAAAAACATGTAGGTAATGAAGATATTGAAATTCGTAAGATCAATATCCGACATGGTGTAAGAGAAAGAGGTTGGGTTAAGAATGTAGTGGGAGTTGGTCTTGCTTTTGGTTTTATTGAACCATTAGAATCTACAGGACTTGTTTCTACTCATGAAATGATTCAACAACTAGTTGAAATTATTGATAGACGTAACTATAATATTACTGGTTTTGATAGAGACTCTTACAACTATGCATGTCAATTAGTTGTGACTGGATACATGTATTTTGTTTCTCTTCACTACAAACTTTCCCAAAGATCTGATACTCCATATTGGAAATACCAAACTGAACTTAAAGATTGGTTTAAACTTTCTGATCCAAGATTGTTTACTGAGAATCAACTGCATTTCTCATATGAAAATGGATCAACAGTTTGGTATGAAAACATACATCAATTTCACTCTCTAGCACACAGATGGGATCCCGAAAAACATGGTATTGCATATATTATGGCTGGTATGGGACATGTTCCTTATGCAGATCATCTCTATGATTATTTGAGGAGTGGATCCGAAGATAATTTTGAACATGATGTTGATAAAATATACCAAGAGTATAAAAAGTATGCTAAAATGATGGAAGAAAACATTCTAACACTTCCAACCTCCTACGAATTTTTAAAAGAAAATATTTACTCCTAAATTATTATGACTATTAACTTTAATCGCTATGAAGAATTTGTGGCAGCAGTTACTTCAGAATGCTCTACAAACTTTGTTGATTTCGCTGACCGTATTGGTGATCTTGATAGACAAGGTGCCAATATTGAGAGACTGCTTACTGCTGGTGTTGGAATTAATGCTGAGGGTGGTGAGTTCCTTGAGATCATTAAAAAAATGGTCTTCCAAGGAAAACCGTGGAACGAAGATAATCGTGAGCATCTTATCATTGAGTTGGGTGATGTTATGTGGTACGTTGCTCAAGCAACAATGGCACTTGATATATCCTTTGACGAGGTAATTGAACGCAACGTAAAGAAATTAGAGAAGCGTTATCCTGGTGGAAGTTTTGAAATCAACAGATCCGAGGTAAGATCTGCTAACGATCGCTAATATATAATACTCGCAATTAATAATTTTATACAAATGAATGTAATCATTAAACAACCTGACGGTACTGAAATTACTTTTGATTGTGCTGACGATCAGTACATTCTTGATGCTGCGGATGAGGCGGGTGTTGATATGCCTTATTCCTGTCGTGCTGGAGCATGTTCTACATGTGCAGGAAAAATTGTAGAAGGAACAGTTGATCAAAGTGATCAATCTTTCCTTGATGATGATCAACTTGAAGCAGGATTTTTACTTACCTGTGTCTCATATCCAACATCGGATGTAATTATTGAATCTGAAAAAGAAGAGGAACTATACTAATGTCTGTTACTTTACGTTTTAAAATTTTAGATGCACTTCGTTCTGATGCTAATGGTAATATTGCCAAAGCAAAAGCAAACATTGAAGTTTATCTAGAGAACCCTGTAGGTATTGGCGAGCATCCTGATGTGCTTGCTGCTATTCAAGATCAACTTGATGTCATTGCACACGAAGAAGAACGCATTGAAGTTCTGGATAAACATTTTACTGAGTAATAATGCTTACCTTCTGGATCCACCTACGAGCATTCTTTACTGTTGTAGTGGTGAGTTGTTCTCACCCTGCTAATTGGGATCAATGTGTTCGGGTGGACCAGTGGCTCTTGCCAGAACTTCAAGAAGGATATAAAATATGGTCAGGACAAACGCACCCTTATCAAAGTGAACAAGATTATCTTAAGAACCTCCCATCTAAATAGTTAGACGGGAGGTTTTTTATGGCATACAATCTTATACCATCTACTTTCTCAGATGCAGGTTCTGCTGTAAAGCATATGGATAATGCTGCAGCTGCAGAAGCATTGAGGTTATGGAATTATCTTGTCAATACATATGGCATGGAAAACCCTATTGCTTTTAATCCGACTAATAAAAAAGCAGTAAAAATTGCTAGAGCATTGCAAACAGAATTTACCAAAGCAGATATTAAAAGAAAATTAAAACTATCTACGTTAAGCGTGGATTTTGGCGATGGCAGTAGAGGTAATAGAGGAACAGGAAATAGGGGAAATTTATTTGAAGGGCAATTAGAATCAGGTATCAATGACTGGATTGAAAATCCAGATGACTTAGCAAATAACAAATACAAAGATTTTATTTACGGTCTAGTAAAACATTATCATCTTGAAGATTGTATTGCGGTGAGAGTAATAGCAGAAGGTGCAGAAAATAAACCTAGACCTATGAAAATTGTCAATGGACATTGGCAAATTGGAAATGCTTCACCATCAACGGGATATAATATTGGTGCAACAGTTACTGACTTAACATTAGAATCTAAGTGTAAAGGAAAACCTTTACATAAGTATTATCTTTCACTGAAGATGAGTGGCACTACTAACTTATCTAATCTTGGATTAAAGAAAGAGGTATTTCCAGTTGATCAAGTAAAGGCATCTAAAATTGAAACTGTTTCTGGAAAAGCTTTGATGAAAACGTTTGGATTGAATGAGCAATTATTATGTCAAACTTTTAATGAGTATCAATCAGGCAATAGATCTTTTAAGGTGCTTGATTCTTCTCCAACATATGATAGGGGATTACTAAAAGAACTTATTAAGGGATCGTTAGGGTATGGATTTCATTATGTCCATCTAAACAAAGGTAAGATAAAACATCTAGAAATTGATGAGGCATTTTTAAATAAAGCATCTACTGCTAGTAATGTATCCGTATCATATGGTGGTGAAACTGGTGGTGCAAAGAGAGTAAACATTAATTTAAAAACACCTCTCTTAGATATGTCATTTAATATTAGAAACACTTCCGATAAAGGATCTGCTGCAGATCCAGATCGTGTATATCCAGATAAGTTACAGTCAGGATATAAGATGAAGGGTGAAAGTATTGAGACGGTATTTAACGACTAATGGCAAACATTAAACAACTAAAACATCTAGAACATCTGGAAGATGAGATGCTTAACTATGGAGTTGAGGGTTGTAAAGCTGCTGTGTCTTTCCTTAAAGAACTTCGCAAGATGTTAGGGCAAGAAGAGAGTGGTGGTTTTATGCAAACCAAATGGGATGGTGCTCCGTCTATTATTTGTGGTACTGATCCTAATAGTGGGATGTTTTTTGTTGGAACTAAATCAGTATTCGCCAAAACACCAAAGATTTGCTATACGGATGTTGATGTTGACATGTATTATGAAGGAGATTTAGCAGAGAAATTAAAATTCTCTTTGAAATATTTTGCTGCCTTAGGTATAAAGGGGATAGTGCAGGGAGATTTAATGTTTACTGACTCAACAGTAAAAACTGAAACTATTAATGGTGAAAAACTGTATACATTTAGACCTAATACTATTACATATGGCATTCCAGTAGATCATCCTATCGGACAAGCAGCAGGTAGGTCAAAAATTGGAGTAGTATTTCATACACATTACAGAGGTGATGACTTTCAATCTATGCAAGCACTTGCTGGAGCTGATGTTAATGGATCTACTGATGCATTAGTCATAAAAAATGATACTCCCATGAATAAAGTTGGATTCACTTCAACTGAGATGAAGAAATTTGATAGTTATATTACTAAGATTGAACGCATGTGTCAGATCTGTGGAGATTTCCTTGATGAATTAGTAAAAGAGACCGGTACTACTGGAGACAAGAAATTTCATATTGCGTCTTATCTGAAACAGTTCTTTAATAATGAAATTAAGAATGCTCGTGGTATTGGAAATGTAGATGAAGCAATGTATGACATGCTTAATTTCTATGGTGATAAGATGGAGAAGGAGTTATCAAAAATTAAAACAGTTGCAAACTTAACAGCAAAAAGAAATCTTGTATATAACAGTCAGAACTATGTTGTAGATAATGTGTACAAGTTTAAATCAATGCTCTCTTTGTATAAAGAATTACAGACAGTAAAGCAAATGGTTATAGATAAGCTTGACCACCTTGAAGAGTTCCGGACCTATGTCCAGACAGAGAAAGGATATAAGGTCACAACTCCAGAAGGATATGTTCTTCATAAGGATGGTGATATGATTAAGTTTGTCAATCGTATGGAGTTTGCATACAATAACTTCACCCTACAGAAGCAATGGCGTTAAATTGTAATACTTGCTACTTTACTTTTGGTAGGTTTCAACCACCTACTACAGGTCATAAAGAAAACTTTGCTGGTGTAAAAAGAGCAGCAGGTTCTCATGACTATCGCATTTATATTTCACAAACTGTAGACAAGAAAGGTAGCAATCCATTACCACCAGACAGAAAACTTTTCTATATGGAAAAAATGTTTCCGGAACATAGAGGAAAGATTTATTCTGGACCTAAACAACCTGTCGCTATCTTGCAAGATCTTATGCTGGCAGGGTATAATGAGGTAGTATTCCTTGTGGGTTCTGATAGAGTGAGCGCCATGCAGTTCCTCCATAAATATAATGGAAAGGATTTCTCATTCAGAAAAATTGATATTCAATCTTCTGGAAGTAGAGATGCTGATGGCGATACCTTCGCTATTTCAGGAACAAAAATGAGACGCGCAGCATTTGCTGGTGACTTTAAAACTTTTCGTTCTGGTATACCCAGAGCACTGAATGATAATGATTGCCGTGCTCTTATGCAAGAGATACAGGCAAATTTGCCCGCTAATTTTAAATGAAAAACTTTAAGAAACTTAGAGAACAAGCACTCCGTCAAGCACATCGTCAGAATGATGTGATTTCTGAGGGTGATATTGTTATGTCTGCTAGAACTGGAGATAAAGGAACAGTTCATCGCACTGGTGTCAACTATGCCATTGTGGTGACTGAGGATGGGAGAATGTTTCGGGAGTGGGTGAAGGATATTCGCACTATAAATAAACCATAAGAAGATCTTCAATTTTAAACATGGATAAGCAGAGACCTGTTAACAAAGTTGCACATAATGATGCATATTCTGCATCTTTGATGGAGATGTATACGAATTGGATGGACGGTGATTGTTTCCAGGGTAGTCATATTCCTGAATATACTCCTGAAGCATTTGCGGGTATGGATCCTCAGTCACATGGTGCTGAAGTAGATGACATCACCAAGAAGAAAAAGAAAATTGATAAGAAAGAGAAGTCAGTTGCAGAAGAAATCGTTCTTGAGCGTGAAGAGATTGAAGTTGATGGTGAAGTAATCATCATTGAGAAAGTCAAGATGGATGGTGTTGATGACAACGGTAACAGCTCCTGTTGGAAGGGTTATAAGAAGCAGGGTACTAAGGCAAAAGGCGGTAAAGAAGTAAACAACTGTGTCAAGGCAGGGTTTGAACCCACTGGTGAAGAGATCAAAGAAAAGAAACTTGATCCCGTAGGTAAGGAAGACGGTGACGTTGATAACGATGGCGACAAAGATAAGTCAGATAAGTTTCTCTTAGCACGTCGTAAGAAAGTTAGTAAGATCATTGGAATGAGTAAGAAGAAATGAAAAATTTTAAACTACTTCGTGAGGAGTGTGAGAGTAAGGAGAAAGAACGTAAGTCCAAGAAAAAAACTGTGGAAATAATGCCACAGATTAAGGACAATAACGGTCAGAAGATGAGTGTTAAATAAATAGTATTTGCAACACGCAATAAGATTATGCTTACATTTTTACTTCCCTTGGCGTCAAAAATTATCACCGATGCTATTAATAAAATTCCTGAGAATGAAGAACTCGGTGAGAAGATGGTTGAGATCTGTCTTGTTATTCTTGCTAAAGCAGTTAAGTTGACAAAGACCGATATGGATGATCAACTACTTGAAGTTGTAACCAAAGCAATCAAGACACGCGAAGAAGCGTGATACAGTGGGGGGATTCAAGTCCCCCCATCTTTATAAATATAATTTAGATAAGTCATTTTACGGAGAAAACATGTCTCTATACGGAAAAACTGACAGCAATGCAAATGTCACCAAGGCTGGTAGAGGCATCGCTGCATCAAGTCAAGCAAAGCAAACAATTTTCATTGATGAAACTGAAGCAGCACTTGCTCAGAATAAGAACAGGGGTTTGAATGCTCCTGGTTGGTGGTCGTATTATACATTTACCGATAGTTCTGGTGCTACACGTCATAAAGCAGAAATGTTGGTAACACTTGCTGATGCAGAAGCTAACTCTAACGAGTCACAAGCAGATGATGCTGTAGCAGCAGACGTAAGTGCAGCAATCACTATTCAGACTCAACCAGCAGATACTGCGGTTGCTGTTGGTGCTGCTCTAACACTTACTCTTGCCGCTATTGCAACTCCTCCTGGAGATGCTTCCGTTCTCACATATCAGTGGCAGAAGTTGTCTGATGCAAATCGTTGGGCAAATGTTTCTGGCGAGACTGCAACAACCCTTACAGTTGGTACTTATGCGGCAACTGATGCTGGTTCATACCGTGTCAAGATTGCCTCTACTAACGGTGCTACTGAAGTTACCTCTGCTACTGCAGTAGTTACTACTGCCTGATATTAAATGAAATTTAATGAGTTGACCCAGGATAACTGGGTACTTTTTGCAATTAAAAATTATGATAATCCTCAGTCGGTTACATATTCTGATTTTGAAGAGGATGTTAAAAAATTTAAATACATCAAAAGACTTCTTCGTAGATATCAAACTACGGGGGAGTTTAAAAAACATTTGATATTAAACCACATCATTTGTTTATATAATATGTTTGGGGAAGCAGCAACTCCGTTGTTGCTTTTTAAAATTGAGAAAGAATATTGGAGTGTATTAAAATCATTCCTTTTATTTTTGGATAGACTTCCCCCATCACTAAATAATGACATAGACACATATTGTTTAAAGGAACTGAATCTGATATGAAAAACATTTCAGAAATGGTAGCAGGAGACGGCGGTAATTTATCTTTACCGCCTGCTTTTGTGTTTGTTAATCCTAAACAGCATCGTAAGTATAAAAAATCTAACCAAGATAAGGTTGATGGACGTACATCTGGTGCTCGTTCTCTGTTTAATCGCATTAATCGTAGAAAAATGAAAGAAGAATTAGAAATCAATACTATTTCTGAAGCTGCTCCTACCGAAACTGAGAGGGCACAGAAACAAATCGGCCAAATGAAAAAGTTGGGTCGTCAAAAAGATGTTCAGAAAAAGCGTGATGACGCTAAGAAGAAGATGCAAGGAAAGACCAAAGAGATGGATGTCTTAATGAAGGCACGTCTTCAGGACTTTAAAAAGAAAGCATCTTCTCAAACTAAGAAACTTTCTAGAATGAATAACTCTGTAGAATTAAAAGGTGATCACATTATGGAAAATCAAGACGTAATTCAAGTTGCATTAGATGTAGCAACCAGTGAACTTAATCCTCAAGGCGAAGGATCATTCGCAAAGATTAAATTTGGCGATGGATCTACACAGAACCTTGATAACTTCTCAGCAAAACGTATTGCTGCTTGTTACGCTCAGTTGGACGATACTCATAAGAATCAGTTTCAATATATGCTGAACAAAGACGCTACTACATATCAATCTGCTATTGATTTTGCCATCCGTAATGTCTGAGGATACTAGTATGGGAGATTCCCGCGATATTAATACCGCTATCTTAGAAAGATTGGAAAAGGTTGTAGAATCTTTGCAGGAAAATTCCATACAAATGGGAAAACTTCTTGCTGTTCATAATGAAAAACTGGACAAGCAAGATAGAATTGACGCTGTACTTTTTGAAAAGGTAGAGAGTTTACATAGAGAAGTTAATCGCTCTACTAACGATATCAAAAAAGGATGCGAGAGAGACATTCGTATGGTAGATGAGAGACTCCGGATGATGGAGAAAAAAATGTGGTCTATCTTTGGCGGACTTGCTATTATTAGTTTCTTGGTTTCTCCAGTAGGTCAGAGAATACTGAAACCATTTACCGAATCGTCACAATTGAGGTTGACTCCTATTGCTCCATCTGCTATTATAGGATCAGTAGAAATGCCTCTCATTGAGTTATCTTGACGTACAATACATAAATTTAATATCCCCTCGCTTGACTCTTTTCAGTCGCAAGAAGGCAGACCTGTACAATTTCAGGTGTCCTTACTGTGGCGACTCACAAAAGAGACGCAACAAAGCGAGGGGATATTTGTTTAAGATTAAGAATAATTTTGTGTTCAAATGCCACAATTGTGGTGTTGGTAGAACACTTTCAAATTTTCTTAAGGATCAAGATAATTTTCTCCATGATCAATATGTCATGGAGAAATTTAAAGAAGGTAGGACTGGCAAGGGAACTACTATACCCAATCCAAAATTTAATTTTGCAGAACCAAAATTTGTCAAAAAGAATACAGATCTTGAGAAGATTTCAGACCTAAATATTTCTCACCCGGCGCGAGTATATCTAGAACAAAGAGGCATCAAAGATCTTGAATACTTTTATTACTGTCCAAAATTTAAAGAGTGGACAAATAAACAAAAGAAGACATTTGATACCCTCAGACAAGATAGTCCACGGATCATAATCCCATTTAAAGATACACAAGGAAACTTATTCGGATACCAAGGCAGATCGCTCGCCCCTAAGGCAAAATTAAGATACATCACGATCATGCTAGATGATGAACATCCTAAAATTTTTGGATTGGATAGAATTAACAAAGAACAACCGATCTATATTGTAGAAGGACCATTTGATGCGACGTTCGTTAAAAACTCAGTTGCTATGGCTGGGTCCGATGCTGATATTCGCACGTTTGGTTGGAGCAATTATATTTGGATTTTTGATAACGAACCACGCAATAGAGAGATCGTCAACCGAATCTCCAAAGTCATTGACCGAGGAGATAAGGTAGTTGTCTGGCCTAATAAAATACAGGAGAAGGACATCAACGATATGCATCTTGCAGGACATGATGTCCAAAATTTAATACATGAAAATGTATATCAGGGATTAGAAGCAACACTTAAATTTAACACTTGGAAAAAAGTATGAGCAATGGTCACGGCACGAAAGTTCGTAAGCGTAATGGGTCTGTAGAACCCTTGAACTTGGATAAGATCCATAAGATGGTTGAAGAGGCATGTGAGGGTCTGGGGAGTGCTGTGAGTGCCTCTCAGGTTGAAATGAGTTCCGGTATCCAATTCTATGATGGAATTACTACAGAAGAAATCCAGCAAATTCTGGTACGTTCTGCTAGTGATTTAATTTCTTTAGATTCTCCTAACTATCAATTCGTAGCAGCACGTTTACTGTTGTTTAGTTTGCGTAAGCAAGTGTTTGGACCTGATTGGGTAAATGGATACCCATCAATTTATGATCATGCACTAGGATGTGTGGACCAAGGTGTGTATGACAGTCACATCATGAGTAAATACACTATGGAAGAGTGGTCACGGATTAATAGTTGGATTGATCATGATCGTGACATGTTGTTTACCTATGCAGGTCTACGACAGGTTGCTGATAAGTATCTTGTCCAAGATAGAAGTACCGGGAATGTTTTTGAAACTCCTCAGTACATGTATATGATGATTGCTCTGACTCTTTTCCAGGAATATAAAGAAGACCGTCTTTCCTATGTCAAAAGATACTACGACGCAATCAGCAAGCACAAAATCAACATCCCCACCCCCATCATGGCGGGTGTCAGAACAACACTTAGACAATTTGCTAGTTGTGTGCTTGTTGATTGTGATGACTCCCTCAATAGCATCTTTAGTTCTGATATGGCTGTCGGCAGATATGTTGCACAGAGGGCGGGTATCGGTATCAACGCAGGTCGCATCCGTGGAATCAACGCTAAGATCCGAGGTGGAGAAGTACAGCACACGGGTGTTGTTCCTTTCCTTAAAAAATTTGAATCAACTGTACGATGTTGCACACAAAATGGGATTCGTGGCGGATCAGCAACCGTCCACTTCCCAATCTGGCACCAAGAAATAGAAGACATCCTAGTTCTTAAGAACAATAAGGGTACAGAAGACAACCGAGTGAGGAAACTTGACTACTCAATCCAAATTTCAAAACTTTTCTACGAACGTTTCATTGCGAATGGAGAGATTAGCCTCTTCTCACCGCATGACGTACCAGGTCTCTATGATGCTTTTGGTACTGACGCATTTGACGCTCGCTATGTGGACTATGAATCAGATCAGTCTGTTCCAAGAAAAACTATCGGGGCACAGGAATTAATTCTGGATCTTCTGAAAGAGAGAGCAGAGACCGGTCGTATTTACATTATGAATATTGACCACTGTAACTCACACTCTTCCTTTAAAGATAAAGTTTACATGAGTAACCTTTGTCAGGAGATTACTTTACCAACTACTCCTCTGGAGCATATTGATGGTGATGGTGAGATTGCTCTGTGCATCTTGTCTGCTATCAACGTAGGTAAAATTAAATCCAATGAAGAGTTGGAAGAACTTTGTGATCTTTCAGTGAGAGGTCTGGAAGAATTGATTGACTATCAAAACTATCCAGTCAAAGCAGCAGAACGTTCTACTCTTGCACGTCGTTCTCTTGGTATTGGTTACATTGGACTTGCACATTTTCTAGCAAAGAATGGTTTCAAGTATGACGATCCAGCAGCATGGAGATTAGTCCATGACCTGTCTGAATCTTTTCAATACTATCTTCTTAAAGCAAGTAACACCATCGCAAAAGAAAAGGGGGCATGTGAGTATTTCAATCGCACTAAGTATGCAGACGGTATCCTTCCCATTGACACATACAAGAGGGACATTGACGAATTTTGTGGAACGGAGTTAAGTCATGATTGGGAAAGTCTTAGAGAATCTATCAATACCCACGGTCTTAGGCACTCAACACTGTCCGCACAGATGCCTTCAGAGAGCAGTTCCGTTGTGTCAAATGCCACCAATGGAATTGAACCACCAAGAGCTTACTTGTCCACTAAAAAGTCCAAGAAAGGACCACTCAAACAGATCGTTCCTCAGTTCAATACTCATAAAACTAACTACACTCTTTTATGGGATATGAAAGATAACGATGGTTATATTAAAATTGTTTCTGCTATGCAGAAGTTTTTTGACCAGGCAATCTCTGGTAACTGGAGTTATAATCCAGAAAACTATGAGAACAATGAGGTTCCAGTTTCTGTTATGGCAGGTGATCTTTTGAAAACCTATAAGTACGGATGGAAAACTTCTTATTATCAAAACACATATGATAACAAAAATGATATGCAGGAACTAGAGGAAAAACAACAAGGCATTCAAGATTTACTAGAAGATATTTTTACAACCGAGGAGGAAGATTGTGACAGTTGCAAAATTTAGAGTTGGTGGTGATCAGATGCGTAGTCAAGTAGATGGCATGACGGTATTTAATACCAGTCAGGTAGATAGCACCAAGCAAAAAATGTTCTTTGGACCTCCTCTTGGTGTTCAAAGGTATGATAAGTTTAAGTATCCTGTGTTTGATAGGTTGACTCAAACACAACTAGGTTTTTTCTGGCGTCCTGAAGAGGTATCGCTACAAAAAGATCGCGCTGATTATCAAGTTTTAAATGAAGCACAAAAACATATCTTCACGTCAAACCTCAAGTATCAGATCCTCCTGGACTCCGTACAAGGTCGTGGTCCTGGCATGGCTTTCATGCCTTATTGCAGCCTACCCGAACTTGAGGGTGCCATGAACATCTGGCAGACCATGGAGATGATCCATAGTCGCTCTTACACCCACATCATCAAAAATGTATACGCTGATCCTTCTGATGTCTTTGACCACATTCTAGACGACGAGAAGATCCTCTCACGAGCACAATCAGTTACTCGTGCATACGATGAGTTTATACAGGCAGCACAAGAATGGGGTGCTGGCAATCAATGGCAGCATGCATTGGATGACTGTCAATCCGCACAAGATACACTTTATGAACTTAAAAGAAAACTCTACCGAGCAATGGCTAATGTCTATATCCTGGAAGGCATTAGATTCTATGTCTCGTTTGCATGTTCTTTCGCCTTTGGAGAACTTAAACTCCTGGAAGGATCTGCCAAAATCATCGGACTCATTGCGAGAGACGAATCCCAACACATGACTATCTCTCAGAATGTTCTGAACAAGTGGCGTGATGGTGATGATCCTGACATGGCACAGATTGCTAAGGAAGAGGAGATCAATGTCTATAGTATGTTTAAGCAGTGTGTAGAAGAAGAAAAACTTTGGGCAGAATATCTATTCAAGGATGGTTCTATCATTGGTTTGAATGATAAGTTGCTTGCTAAGTATGTTGAGTGGACTGCTAATCGCCGTCTAAAATCTATTGGACTTAAGGCAATCTTTGATACTCCAATTACAAACAATCCTCTACCATGGACAGAGCATTGGTTATCTTCTAAAGGACTGCAGGTAGCACCTCAAGAAACAGAAGTAGAATCCTATATCATTGGGGGGATCACACAAGATGTTCAAAAAGATACGTTCGCTGGTTTTCAGTTGTGATAAGATATTCTTTACCTGGTTGGAGGGAAGACCTCCTACAGACAAATCTACCCAATCAAGAGGAGAGAGATCTCCTCTCAAAGGGTCCGTCAAGTCTCGCTCAAGCGTGGAGAATGCAGGCAATAAAATACAAATACGCGACCCATGGGACTGAATAAATAATGGAGGTTATATCATGAGTATGTGGAAGAAAATAAAGAGTATCCGAATCCCTGGATCTATTGTGGCAGCGTCTTTGACGGGTCTCTTATTGGGGACAACTATGGTTTTGTTTACAAGATTACCTGTAGCACCACCAACCGTTCCTACATCGGTAGAAAATACTTCTGGCAAAAACGAAAGCCTAGAGATACTGGTCAAACTACCAAGCGGCGAAGAGTTACAAGTGAAAGTAACTGGAGAAAGTACTACGGAAGTTGTCCAGAACTTACAGAAGATGTTAAAAAATATGGACGGGACGCTTTTTCTAGAGAGATCCTCTCCTTACACACCACACCAGGGCGGGTCAACTACGAGGAGACCCGTCAACTCTTTGTCAACAACGTTCTTACCGAGAGCTTGACAGACCACACCCCCACATACTATAATTCAAACATCCTCGGACGTTACTACAGGAAAGACTATTTTGATTTTGGAAATGATTCTGGCGTTGACGCCTGCTGACTATGACCACCTTGCACGAGCAGTGCAAGTTGAGGCAGCGACTAATACAATGGATGAATACTGTGTTGCAGTGTCCATTCTAAATAGAGTCAGGTCACCTATGTATCCTAATACTGTTGCTGATGTAGTGTATGCTCCTGGACAATATGAAGGTTTTTTATACCGTCGTCCATCTGCCAAGACTTCTACAATCACTCGTTTGTCAGACACTAGTAAAATGGTTTCTGCATACAAAATTATTGGAGACAGAACCAGTTTTAAAGGACAACGTATGTTGCCTTATCGTGTAGTTGCAGAAGATCCTATGTGTGATCCTAAAGGTAATTTCTTTCATTATCACTGGCAAACATGACATATCCAGCACCAAACTATCTTGAAGACGATCCTTGGTTTGGACCATCTAGTTTTTCTCTTTATCAAAAAGAATATAAACTTGATTACGATCAAGCAGTAGCAGAAAATTTATTACTGGATGATTCGTATCCAGAAAGAAAAGACATACATCAGGTGATGTATAATTTTGCCACTGATCATGGCAAAACAACCACACAACTTAACCCTATTGGTTGGATGTCTGGTATAAGTTAGGCAACTAACTTTTTTTGACTCAGTAGCTCAGCTGGATAGAGCAACTGCCTTCTAAGCAGTCGGTCATAGGTTCAAGTCCTATCTGAGTCGCTTGTCGGTATGGCGGAATTGGTAGACGCGCCAGGTTTAGGTTCTGGTGTCTTTATGACGTGGAGGTTCAAGTCCTCTTACCGACATTAGGGTGAATAGCTCAGTGGTAGAGCATCTCCTTTACACGGAGGCGGTCGGGGGTTCAAGTCCCTCTTCACCCATTAATTAAAGAGGTTAAATGCTTACAAATGTTATCTGCAAGATGTAAATTATGCAACAAAGAACTGACAAGCAATAGCAAAGTTCAGTTCTGTGGGTGTCCAAATCAGATGAAGGTTGTGGACGATACCGTGGGAGCAATTGACTT